TCCCCGTGGGCGAGCATGACGATTACGTTGACACGATCTCACAAGCGCTTCTGCGCTACCGCCAAGGTGGGTTTATCAGCCTGCCAAGCGACTACGAGGACGAGCCGACATTTTTTAAAAGGAAAAGCCATGCGTACTATTAAGCTCTTTCTTTTCTGGCTTGACGTGCGCAGAAAAAACAAGCAACTGCTCAAACGTCTTGAGACAGCAGACACCACGCCGTACCCCCCGCCTACGCGGGAGGAGCTTCTTGCGTTCATAGAGAAAGCGGAAGTCAACGGCATAAATTTCCACACACGCGTGCAGGGGCTACCACGGTCGCCAAAACAGTCTGCGTATGTAAGTATTAACTAATGAAGAACGTCGTCGAATTTAAACGCCCGGAACCAGAGAAAGAATTGTGGGCAGAAGGTTCAGCCATGTGCATAGGCTGCGGACATAAATGGGCAGCAGTTGCGCCGGTGGGTACGCATGTGTTTGAGTGCCCGGAGTGCAACTTAAAAAAAGGTACGTGGTATACCCACATAGAACCGCCCGGTGATCGGTGGGTATGTAACCACTGCGAAGGGCAATTATTTTTTGTAACTCGCACGGGCTTTTTCTGCGCCAAGTGCGGGATAGAACAAAACTATTAAGGAGCCATCATGGCTATAGACAAGGCACTGTATCAAGCACCACTGGGCATGGACGCGTTGGCTGACGAGCCGGATATTGAGATCGAGATCGAGGACCCGGAAGCGGTCAACATCCGTGCTGATGGGCTGGAGATTGAGATTGAACCTGGTGCGGAGGAAGAAGACTTCAACGCCAACCTTGCAGAACAGATGGACGCGGGGGAGTTGTCTTCGTTAGTGGGTGAGATTCTTGATGACGTGAAGAACGATCTGTCCGCACGCAAGGAGTGGGAAGATACGTACAAGAACGGCTTGACGTTGCTTGGCCTTAAATACGAGGAGCGCACAGAGCCGTGGGCAGGTGCGTGTGGTGTGTACCACCCCATGATTACGGAAGCGGTTATTCGGTTCCAATCGGAAACGATTACAGAAACGTTCCCAGCCAAAGGCCCGGCTAAAACAAAAATTGTTGGCGATGAAACGCCAAACAAAAAAGAAGCCGCAGTCCGTGTTGAAGAAGACATGAACTTCTACTTAACCGACAAGATGGTTGAGTTTAGGCCAGAGCATGAGCGTATGTTGTTTTCGTTGCCAGCCGCAGGCTCTGCGTTCAAGAAGATTTATTTTGACCTCAACACAGAACGCCCGGTATCACTGTTTGTGCCAGCAGAAGACATCATCATTCCTTACGGCACCACAGAATTAGCGACATGTCCGCGGTTAACACACCGCATGCGCAAGACGGAAAATGAGATTCTCAAACTACAAAAAGCCGGGTTCTACCGTGAGGTAGAGCTTGGTGATCCGCCGAAAGTCACTAACGAAATTCAGCAGAAGAAAGACAAGGAAACAGGCATATCGGCGTCGTTTGATGACCGCTATGAGATATACGAGGTTCACATTGATCTTGACTTGCCGGGCTTTGAAGACAAGGATGAAGATGGTGAACTCACAGGTATTGCGCTCCCGTATGTTGTAACGATTCTGCGCGGTGCTGATGAAGTGTTGGCGATTCGTCGCAACTGGCGCGAAGACGACGATCTAAAACAAAAGCGGCAGCACTTTGTGCACTATGTGTATGTGCCCGGCTTGGGACCGTATGGGTTCGGGCTGTTTCATTTAATTGGTGGCTACGCCATGTCGGCGACGTCGCTAATGCGACAACTGGTAGATGCAGGTACGCTCAGTAACTTGCCGGGCGGGTTGAAGTCAAGAGGGTTACGCATCAAAGGTGACGATACGCCGATTGCTCCGGGTGAGTGGCGTGACGTAGATACAGGCTCAGGAGCAATTCGTGACAACATACTGCCGTTACCTTACAAAGAACCATCGGCCACTCTATACAGTCTCCTTGGTACTATCGTTGAGGAGGGCAGACGTTTCGCTGCGACTGCCGATATCCAAGTGTCCGATATGTCGGCTAATACGCCGGTGGGAACAACTCTGGCCGTACTTGAGCGAACCCTCAAGGTTATGTCTGCCGTCCAAGCACGAGTCCACTACGCGCTCAAACAAGAACTCCGGTTAATTAAAGACATCATCCGTGACTACACACCGGATGAGTACACCTATCAGCCGGAGTACGGTTCACCTCGCGCCAAACGCGAGGACTACGATGATGTAGACATCATCCCCGTCTCAGACCCCAACGCCGCAACCATGAGTCAACGCGTGGTGCAGCATCAAGCAGCACTGCAGTTGGCGCAAACCGCACCGCAGTTATATGACATGCCTATGCTGCATCGGCAGATGTTGGAGACGTTGGGTTTCAAGGATTACGCCAAGCTCGTGCCGTCAGAAGACGACATGAAACCAACTGATCCGATTTCTGAAAACATGAACATCCTGAAGCTAAAACCGGTCAAGGCGTTCATGTATCAGGATCATGAAGCGCACATCAAGGTGCACATGAACGCGATGAAAGACCCGCTAATTCAGCAGTTGGTGGGGCAAAACCCACAAGCGCCTATGATTCAACAGGGAATGATGGCGCACTTGATGGAGCACATTGCGTTTGCCTATCGTTCGAAGATTGAGAAAGCGCTGGGCGCTGATCTGCCAAAACCGGATGAGGAAATGAACCCTGCGGTAGAAGTTCAGTTGTCGCGTTTGGTTGCACAAGCGGCACCAATGGTGTTGCAAGAAAGCCAGAACATTGTGGCGCAACAAGCGGCAGCAGCGCAGCAACAAGCCATGGCGCAAGATCCGATGCTTCAGTTACAGCAGGCCGAGTTGCAGCTACGCGCACAAGAGTTGGATCTAAAACGCATGAAGATGCAAGCCGACGCCGCAGCCGCAGCAGACAAGTTAGAGCTGGAGCAAGACAAACTGGCTGCACAAATGGAGCTAGAAGGTTTGAAAGTCGGCTCCGAAATCAAGTTCAAAGAAATGAAGCTAAACGCCGATAACGAACGTGAAGGCGTTCGCATCGGTGCAGACATCGCTAAACAGCGCGAAGACTTGGACATCAGACGACGCCAAGCAACTAAACCACAATCTAAGGGAGGCAAATGACAACCGTACAGGAGTACACATCGTTCATAGATGTCCTGCGCAAAAAAATTCGGGACGACATGAACAACTACTGTGACGATCTCGCAGGCGGTGCCTGCGCTGACTATGCGGCATATACAAAGCTCTGCGGTGTGATTCAAGGTCTAGCGATTGCAGAGCGCCACTTACTTGACCTTGCTGAGAAAGCGTTGAAGGACGACAACGATGAGTGACTTACTTCTTCCGCAGTATTTGAAAGATTTAATAAACGCGGAAAAAAACATTGACAGTGAAACAGTAGATGCGCCCGGTGATGCAGAAAAAGCACGGCAGTTGCCCAAGCCGTCCGGGTACAAGATTCTCTGTGCAGTACCACCCGCGGAAGACACGTTTGAGGATTCGATGCTTGTGAAAGCGGCTATATCACAACGTATTGAGGAGCAGACGACTACCGTGTTGTTTGTAGTTGCAGTTGGTCCTGATGCTTACAAGGACAAAGAACGGTACCCATCGGGGCCGTGGTGTAAAGAAGGGGATTTTGTTCTGGTGCGTGCATACAGCGGCACACGGTTCAAGATTCATGGACGTGAGTTTCGCGTGATCAACGAAGATCAGGTTGAAGGCACGGTGGAAGATCCGCGTGGTTACGCACGCGCAGCGTAAGGAGACAGTTATGGCAAATGAAGAATATATGACCGAGCTAAAGATCCCGTCACGCGATGACGATGATTTGCCGGATATTCGCAAAGCAGACGAGGATGACGTTGAGATTGATATCAGCGCCGAGTCCGATGTCGAGATCGAAATTGAAGACGATACCCCGGAGGAAGACCGAGGTCGTAAACCGTTAGACCGTAACGTTGACGACCCGTCTGATGACGAGATTGAGCAGTACAGCGACAAGGTGCAAAAACGCATCAAGGAGCTGGCACATGCTCGTCATGACGAACGCCGCGCCAAGGAAACCGCCCTGCGGGAACGCGAGGAGGCTATTCGAGTTGCGCAGCAGCTTGTGGAGGAAAACAAGAAGCTGCGTGGCTACGTCAACACTGGGGAACAGACCTTTGCCGAGGTGCTAAAGTCCAAGGCCGAGGCCGATCTTGAGATGGCTCGTCGCAAGTACAAGGAAGCTGCGGAGTCGTATGACACCGACGGCATGCTGGCGGCACAGGAGGAATTGGCAGACGCCAAATTGCGACTTGACAAGGCAATTAATTTTAGGCCAACTACTTTACAAGTTGAACCAGAACAGGTATATACTCAGCCATCGCCTCCCCCAGAGGTGCGTCCAGACGAAAAAACCCTGCGCTGGCAGGCAAGAAACCAGTGGTTTGGCGCACCCGGATATGAGGAAGTCACCGCTCTGGCACTCGCTACACATCAGCGCCTAACCGCCGAGCGT